TTATTTAACTAACTGTATATTATCTCGATCGGTATAACCAACCGTCTTTCCGTTTTTCACTAATCGATAAGGCGCTTTTTTACCTCCATCTAGATACTGTGCGACCCAGTAGGTTTGGTATCCAGTAGATTCGTTAGGAGCTTCATCAACACTCTTAGATAGTTTGTTAACAAATACGTTAGAGCCATCTTTAATCACATTAGCTGGAAGTTTATTTACACGTTGAATGTAATCACGAGTTGTATATGCTACCACTTTTCCATCACGGGTCAATTCATAAGGTGATAATGCACCTTCGATGTAATTACTTACCCAGAATGCACTATTTGGGCTCCTTGAGCTGGTTAATGAAGGAACAGTCGCATATACGTTTGTTCCTACTCCGATACCCCCAGCAATAACAATAACTTCCACTTTTGGTTTTATTGGAGCAGTTGGCGTTGCTGCATTTTCTTCTGAAATACCTGTCCGCAAGTCATTAGCTAATTGCTCTTTTGTGATTCCAAACCGAGCTAAATATCCGTACGGGTCTGTGTGATCTCCCCAAATGTTCTGAGTTACCCAAAAATGCGACTTAATACCACTTGTATACATATTTCCAGAGTCTAAGGTTAAAGGAATTCCATACTTCAATGCGTAGTCACGAGCTAAATTAACATAAGCTGCATAGTCTTGCTTAAATTGTTCTGGATTAAAAGTACGAGCTAACTCGATTTGAACTGGTGAATTATCATTCGCATAAGACCCAGCACCCCAAGACACATAACCGTCCTCACCAACTTTATACACTTTCCCACCGTCACCAACAATAAATTGAGTATAGGCTTGGTTTGTTGACCAAGCTCGTTTCATATAAATCGCATTATTTATAGCGCTTGATTCAGTCCCCACTTCGTGTAAAATAACGAACTTATTTGCAGCTCTTCGGTTATCCCCTTCATTCAGTGTCAACTGATACGTAGTATCAATTACGTACGCATTAGCCACCGAAGGAAACAGCAATACTAAAACCATTGTCACACTAAATAATACTTTGTTCATCTTTTTCATTTTACACTCTCCATTTCTTTTTTAAATAAAAAAATAGCCCTCATTTTAAAAGGGCTACTTTTCTAGTGTTCGATTGCTATCTGAAATACCTGGTACGGTTGGATCATTTACAACCCCTAAAATTGTTAACAATAAAAATAAGGACTCCACAAACTTAGCCGCTTCGACTCCAATCACATCTGCAGCTAGATTGTACCCAAACCATTTAAAAACAATTTGGATCACTAACAACATTGCCGGAATCATTGACAACCAGAACGCCTTCGACTTAAACCGTACTTTCCAATTAATCTTATTCGATTTCACCACCCCCTTTCAGTATCTTCAACTCATCAATACGTTTATGAGCTTGTTTCGTGGATTCTTCAACCTTGACAAGTCGATGTGAGTTTTCTTTCAATTCATCTTTTACACTCTTCATTTCCGACTTAATTTCTGTCACACCTGTTCCGATATTTTCAAGTTTTACAAGCAACGTTGTTAATAACGTTGCTTCCTCACGATCTTCATTTTTCTGCGAACGTCTTAAATTTGATAATCCGAAATAAATAGCCGCACATACTGAAACGACTGAAATCAAAACAGTTAACTCAATTGACAACATTTTCTCACCTACCTTATAAAAAAAATAAAAAAACTACTAAATAGCAGTTTCAATTTCTTTCTCTTCTTTTGCTTTTAAAATCTTTTTATACTCAGCTTCCGTAATTTGGTTCAATTTCACTAAACGCTGCAGCTGGTCATCGGTACAAAAATTTTTCATGTAGCGATCAAACCATTTTTCATAGTTCTTACTCATTTTATTCACCTTCACTTTCCATTAGCTGAATTTCTAAATCTGTAACTTGTTGCCCTAGTTGTTCAATTAGCACCTCTTTTTCCAAATCTTTAATTTCCAAATCTGACACTGTTTGAACTAACTTTTCAAATTCTGTCAGCTCAGCAACGGACTCGGCCATCTCTTCATCCGTAGCAGTTTCCGTCCACTTATCTGATCTAAAATTAAATCTTGGTTTCCAATTTGGCTCTGGTGGCGGAATTAAAGTAAATGGTTCCTCAACAATCGGTTGATTTCCTCCTTCACAAGGTAACCATTTAGATTTATTCATGTCCCAACTTCCATCTGGATTAATATAAAAAGCTTCTTGCTTCATTTAAACTCCTCCTATTTTAATTTAATCTTTAGTCAAATAACTAATTCCGTCTAATGAAAAATATTGGGATGAGGTGTTGCTGAGATAACAATAGATTATTCCATCGACATCAATCACGATTTTCGCAAACAAATCGGTTTGTTTTCCCGCGATAGGAACCTCAAAAAATTGCTGTTGCTGAGGGAAATAAGCTGCTGGCACACTCGCAATTTGAATTTGATTCTGAGATACAACTGGCAAACGCAAACGCCCACTGAAAGAAATAAGTCGCCCTATTTTTTGATAACTCACTCTAAATTGTTGATGTCCTGCAGCACCATTACCTAAAGCCGGATAAATGAGTTCCGTATCTTTTGCATTTGCAGAATTCACCCATGAACCCCATACTCCATTGACCAACACTCTTGATAATGTGCTCCCGATAATAGCTAATTGCCCATTTTTTGAATCTGTAAAACTTGCTAAAATGTATCCTGTTGTCGGGATTCCAACAGGCAGATTTGTCGTTGCTGCGGAGTATTGATAGTACCCACTTACTGTAATTGCTTGTGTATTTGTCATTAATACGGCTTTTTGTGCCATAGCATTGATAACTGACTGTTGATGTGCGACCGGGTAAAATGGCGCTAGTGTCCCATCTGCTTTTTTTGCATTCATTTGAAAAATATCTACTGCCATAGTTTAAACACTCCCTACTTTAATTAATATAAACGGATCATCCGACCCTTCTTGACCTAAATTCCCAATGATAATGCTATTATCCAATTCATCAATGTTCCCAATTGGTTTTAAATAAAGATCTCCGGTATTCATTTCTGAAATATCCGGAATAGCTGAACCTGTAAAAATTCTTGATTTAGCAGCCGCAACTTTCTGGTCAGCATTTAATCGGTCCCCTAACAAATCATAAATTTTCCCATAAATATCTGTCCTAGCAAGTCGCACTTCAACACTACTATCTTCTCCCCCTCCTTCAATAACAATCTGAGAAATTAGACCTAACAACTCATTTCTTAAATTGTTCAATTCTTTTTTTAATGTGTCATCATCAAGTTGCTCCTGTACATTGCCTAATAAATAATCAATCTTTTTCCAATTGTCATTGGTTGCATTTCTTAAATCTCTGCCTTGTAAAAGCTGTTCCCAAAGCTCTAAATAAATATTTTGCGTTTGCATATCCTTCCTCCTATTCCACTGACCCTATTTTAGTTAGAAATATTGGATCACCTCCCACTGTAGGCCCAGGATCTCCTTTTTCACCTTTCACTCCCTGTATACCTTGTATTCCTTGTAAACCGCGAGCACCTGTTTCACCTTTTACACCTTGGATTCCTTGCAATCCTTGCTCTCCTCTATCTCCTTTTTCGCCTTTCTCTCCCTTATCCCCTTTTTCTCCTTTTTCACCATTTATGACTCCTAGTCGCGTTTTTATATCTTGAATTTCTGCATCACTAAAATGAAGACCGTCTGGATAGATTACAATTGATTCAGCTATTCCATCGGCACTTCGTATAATGCCTTTGCTCGTTTGAATTACATATCCACCCGGCAAAATGGTTTCTCGTTCATTCATAGTAATCTTTCACATCCTGTTCACTCCACTTACTTTTCAGTCCGCTTTCTAAAAATTCAATTGCCTGGTTTGATTTGTTGACGTCCATCGAGGCTTTTTTTATTGTCTCCGGTATATTGTCACTAACAAACTTGTACGAGTTATTTAAAATAAATGAACTATTAGCGCTCGCCTTTTCCATTGCGAGTTGAATCCGCAACATGTCTTTTTTACTATTGCTTAAAATGACCTCTTGAAATTGACTGCTACTATAGGAATAGCTGCGTATTCCACTCACCACAACATCATCTAAAAAGTTCATTTTTTTATGATTTAATATCCAGACTTCCCCAGGCTTAACGGGTTCTTTCCCTTTGTATTGAACTGACAACGTAACAGCTGGTTGATCTTGTAAACTCGCTTTTGCTTTTTCCTTCATAGCAGCTGCATCTGTAAACCGTTCATCACTTACAGCTGGACCTGGCTTTTCTCCCCATCGTTCAATACTTGCCTCTGAACGATAAATAAACGGTGCGAAATAATCGCTACCGTCTTCTTTTTTCTTGCCAAAACATTTCGTAATGTTGTAAATATCCGTACTTGTTGACGTGAGCTGAATATCGTCCGTATTGTAGTAATAAACAAATTCGTGATCTGTCATAATTTTCCACAATTCTTCATCGATTAACCGAATGTGTTTATTATTCATTTCAACAACACAATTAAATTTCTCGATACACATATCCACGCATTCTTTCCCACTGCCATTTCCTAAATTATCCACCTCAACTTTTGGAAATTCTCCAATGACTTCCCAGGAATACCCCTTTGCATTTCCATCAAAATAAAAATGTAAAATGTCTTGAATACTGTATGTTTTCACTCCCTCTTTAACGTCATACTGATACACATACTTACAATCATAATAGATGTGCATTGCAGTAATGGCTTTAACGGACTTGCTTCCATTTGTTTTAGGATTACAATTTTTAATAAGGTATTCTTGATCGTTAAAAATGATACTTTCATCATCACTTAATAGAAAATAGCCGAATTTATTCCATTCTGTTTCCACAATTGAAAAGCTAATTTGATTCACTTCATTTTTTTGCCATTCATATTGGAAATCTTGAAAGTCTATCAGAATTTCTTCATGCTCCTTGGTTTTTACAATCAATGGTTTCATATCATCCACCTAAAAATAAAGGAATGAAAAATCAAATGTGATCGTAAGATTCGAGCATCTAGTGACTTCAATTTCATTCCACCCTTTCGCTAAGGTTATAACGCCATGATTCGTGTTACGTCCGCAAGGTTTATCGTTTAAGAAACGAGAAACTTTGGTTAATAACAACACATCGGATTTAGATAAATTTTGATTGTATTCAAAATAATCATTTGTTGTTTTATTTGTAATTGCCGGATTCCCTTCACAAGTCAGAACTATATCTAACTCATGGTGTTGAAAAGGACTAATTACAGTATCACTAGGGTTGTAAATTAGAAAGCGGTTCGTTGAATGCGTGTAAGTGAGATCATCTGCAGTCAACAAGTTCATTCCAAATTGCCAGGCTTCTTCTTTAAAAAGTTTCGGGTTCGTGGACGTTAACAACGACTCCCTAAACCCTTTAAACAGATCAAACTCAATTGTAAATTTCATATCCATCAGATTTAATCTTGAAAATTCAAAAGGCTTTGGACGTACAAACATTTTCATACCTGGATTGATTGAATCAACAATGTAATAAGGTTCTTTATCAAAAAAAGCACGCCAAACTTCATGGCATGCTAATTCGTAATCGAAACCGTCCATCGTTTCAAAGTAATAATTTGCTGTAACGGTTCGGGGTCCATATCGCGCCCCATTATCTTGATCACCGTCTACTCCTTGAAAAACTTCATATTCTGCTATCAGATTAGGCGCTGAAATCACACAATCCAAAAAATGAAGACCAGATAATTCTGTTTGGTCTGTTTCACGTCCATGTTTCAAGATTTTTAATGTTCTGTCTTTCATGGATTACCCTCCTATCTGATATTTTAAATTTCCGTATTCTGTAGCACTTTCTTGATTTAATAATCGCAACAAGTCTGAAATAGTTCCGCTTTGTTCCGGATTTTTAGAAAGCAACTGAATAATCATTTGTAAATAAGAGTTTTGCTGCTGACTTAACAAGTTCTGTTTCTGCAGCTCTTCAATTATTCCGGATTGATCATGTTCAACAATAACTTGTGAGCCTGTTTCAAAACCAACCACTCGGCTAGCAGTCGCTAATATCCGCATCGCCCTGGTGCGTTTAATTGGATCAAGCGGGACAATCGCTTCTGGTCTATTTCCCTCTGCAATTTGTGCGATTTGGTGCTGTGATACAATACCACCATTCGCATATCCATGACCATGACCGATAACGCCCAACATTTCAGCAGGACCATAGCGATTTTTAGCATAATTCATCGCGGCCAACATATTATCAAAGCCGTTAAAAATATCGCCATGCCCTGGGTGCTTGTACGCATTAAACGTGGCTGAAATTGTTTGTAGCAATCCTTTTGCCAAATCTCCGCTTAATGTGTTCACATCGGTATAACCACCTTGGACCGCTTTCTCATTTCCGCCCGACTCTGATTGGATTTGACTTAACCAGGCATTTGTATAAGCTGGTGTCACTGGTAAACCGTTTAAGGCTAATGATTTCATCACTAACGGCTGCCAACGCTGTGCCCCTAAACCTGCCGGAGCTACTGAAAAGCTAGAAAATAAATTTTTAATCCAGTCGCTTTGCTTATCCGCGTATATTTTAGCGCCCCCACCAATATTCTTCCCAGCGGGTCCTGCAAAACTGGATTCATCAAAAGAATTGCTAATAATCTTATTCCATAACTCTAAAGGCTTACTAATAAAATTGAAAATTCCTTCAATTTTCCCGCCAAACCAATCAAGGATATTCGCGCCAGTCCCTTTCTCAAACTTTGGAATATTGACAAACCCTTTCATCATTCCAAGCATTTGTTTTGTCTGACCCCCATTAAAGACTTGTGCCCCAGCTGGTAAATGCGTAAGCGTATCTTTATTTGGGGATAAAGCCATTTTTCCATCCGGATAGGAGATTAACTCATGTTCCCCACCGTCTCCAACAATCGCAGCCGTTGATTGGCGTAAAGCTCCTTGCGTTCCCATTTTAAACTTAGGAATTCCAATAAACGGCAGCTTAGCAGTCCCACCTAAATTCTCCGTTAAGGAGTTACTAGCTGATACAACATTATTAAACTGAGCGCCAACTCCTTGTACAATCTGATTCGCATTTTTCTGAGGTTCATTCACGTAATCGGTTAACCCTTGTGCTAAATTGTTAACCGCAACTTGTCCTTTTACGCGGGAGGTATCAGCCATGTCAAATTGTGTTTGAACTGTTTGAAAGACATCAGTCGCTTTCTGCTTCGGTTGCGGTGTATAATCCACAATACCTTGCGCCAGGTTATTAACAGCAATTTTTCCTTTTTCATAGGATATTGGGCCCATTTCTAACTCTTTTTGAACACCTTGGAAAACATCACTCGCTTTGTGAGTAGTATATGATTTTGCTTGTTCCATACCATTCCCAAATTGATCAATGGTAAATTTCCCATTCGCATTTAAATCAAGTTTTGATTGATCATCCATGAATTGGCGGTATCCTGTCATAAATTCATCAACGGATATCTTACCAGTTCGATACCCTTCTACCAGGGTAGACATACTCATTTTTCCTTTATCGCCGAGATCAATCGTAGCGGAATCTTTTACTAATTTAGAAATTTGATCCAGCTTTTCTTTTGTTCCAGGCACACCCAGCTCGAAACCAACCTTCAACGTTTCCATTGAATCTTGAGATAGGTTTGCCAAATCAGCACTAAAATAATTTTTAAGTTGGTCGGCATAGGTGGCTTTCAAATCGTCCGGGCTATACAAGCCAATTTCAAGCCCTTTTTTCAGTGTGACGATTTCCTCTTGTCCTAAATCGGTTAAATTCTTTTCGAATAAATTCGTGTATTGTTCTGCGTAACGATCCTTCAACGCTTGGGTATCGATTTTTCCGCTTTCTAGTCCTTTTTTCAGCGACTCCACTTCTAGCTCGCCAATCGCACTTAAATCATTGGGAAATAAATTAATCACACTAGCTCCGAATTTTTCAGCTAGTTCATCAAAGGTTAACGCTCCACTTAAAAGTCCTTGACGGAATGTCGCAATATTTTCTTCGCCAATTTTAGCAAGATCAACTTCGGTGATACTTTCTATTTTTGTTTTGAAATAAATTCTTGCCTCTGCCGCACCAACCTCACTGCCGCTTTTAAAATCATCAAAAAATTGTTGGGCAGTTTTTTGACCATACTTACCGAAATCAATCAGCTCTTCATTTGCTAAATCAAGTCCCCAACTTTTAGCTACCTCTGCCAGTTGCCCTTCATCTGCAGTCTTTAATCCTTCCACATAATCAGCATGAATTTTTTTAGCAACTGCAGACATTTGACTGCCTGTTTTTGTTAATTCCAGTTCAATTTTGTCTCGGTCTTCTTTCGCTCGTTTAGCTGCCTCACTCGGTAACAATCCAATCGTTTCATAGATTTCTCTTTGTGATTTCTCAAAACCATTTAGATTTTTAACGGTAGCATTAGATAGCTCTTTCGTATTTTTTAGATACTCGTCATTGTGCTTTTTAGTAGCTTTTATCCAGGCACTTTCTGAGTCATAGATTTTTTTCGTATGATCATCAAACCATTTATACCCCAAACCTTGAATGTTCATTTTAGCCTCTTCGGCCGTTTGCATTGTTTCAATGTTAAATTTACCAGTGTTCTCAATTTTCTTAGAAAGAGCCATGTCGGTTTGAGCGTATGCAGCGTTCGCTTTGGCTTGCTGTTTGTTTCGTTGAACGTTTAACGCATTTAGTAAGCCGTCATAATCTTCTCGGCTCTTTATCGCACCAGAATCATACGCTTTAGTTAAAGCAGCAGAACCTTTTTTGTAATCCTCTTCTGCTGCTTTTAATGCTTTATCTCGCATTTTTTTCGAGCTAGTTTGTTCTTTTTCATAATTCTTTTCGGATAGCGTATCTTTCCGTTCATTCCAGGCATTTAAAAGCCGCTCTTGATCTTTATACGAATCGGCAAAAACTCCTGTATTTTCATCCACATAAGCTTTTAAGTTATCAAATTCTTGTTTTTGTGCGGCATTTAGATTTTGCAAATTACCGCCGACCTCTTGTAACAACTCGTTAATTCTATTTTTTGCTTTTTCAATCTGGTTGACATCATCATCAAAACTAGAGGTCGCTTCATTCATTATTTTAGCTAGCCACTCATCACCAGCAACCCCAACATCAAGCTGAATCTCGTTTAAAGCGCCGACCGTTTCTTCTCGTGTTTTCGTAATTGCTTTGACAACTTCTTCTGCCATACCCGAATAATTTTTTACAATCTGCTCGGATATTTTCTTTCCATTTTCATCTGTAGCAGTTTCTAATAAGGTCAGTTGCGTTTTGGCTTCATCGCGCATTGTAACAAAACTATCGGCGGCTTTAGCTGTCGCATCCGATACGTTCGCACCAAACTGTTCCACCTTTTTAGCTGTTTCATCTTGTTCTTTCTTGAATTCTCGGTACTTTTTAACTCCTACATAAACAGCTGCACCAAGTGCCACAGTACCAGCAACAACCCCAGCAATTGGCAATAACATTGCGCCCATGCTAGCAGTCGCACCTACTGCACCTGCACCCATGCTTCCTAATCCTGTTGTCGCACCAGCTACTCCATTCGTCAAACTCAAAGCGGAAGCTGTTGACAATCCAGCACTCCGACTAAATAACCCTAAAAAGGTAACAACTCCGCCACCGCTCCTAGTAACTAGTTTCAGCCCTAATGCTAATTTACTAACGCCTAAAATGACTGGTCCAATCCCCATCGCAACTAAACCAGTGCTGACAATCAGTTTTTTTGTTCCATCATCTAATGAGTTAAAACCTTTTAATAATCCAGTCAAGCTTTTAACGAAATCGCGAATAGAAGGCAATAACAAATTCCCCATTTGGATTCCAAACTCAACTAATGTATTTTTCATTAAATTGATTTTACTCTCCGTTGTGTTATATCGTGTTTCTGCTTCTTTGGTTAACGCATTATTTTCATCCCAAGCTTTGTTTGATCTGGCTACTGCACCGGTAAAGAGTTCATTCGCATTCCCAGCACGTAGTAACGCATCACGTAAACGAATCTCGCGGATTCCCATTTCGTCTAGCAGTTCAATTGCCGAGGTCCCTTTTTCTTCTGCAGTTCCTAATCCGTTCACAAAACTACCAATTGCACCAACTGCATCTTTTTCAAAAGCTTGCTTAAATTGTTCCGCTGTCATGCCTGCAATTGCACCAAAGTTTTCTAAATCTTTTCCGGCTTTCATGACGTTTTTCATTTCTGTTGTTGTTACGCCTAAATCAATTGCTAGCGCCTTAAAGCTCTCGCCATCATGATTGGCTAATAGTTCCAGTTCTCTTCGTGTCATACCTGTTTGAGCTTCTAGCTCTCTCATAGGCTCTAATCCAAGCTTACTTGCCACTTTCATGTTTACCATGACTTTCGAGATAGCCGAGCCACCCATTTCAGCCTCTATCCCTACACTGGCTAAACTTGCGCCAAGCCCCATAATATCAGCTTGCGACATGCCTATTTGCGCCCCTGCACCAGATAGCCTTGTACCCATCGCAACAATATTCGACTCGGTAGCAGCGTAGTTGTTCCCCAGGTCAACAATAGATGAACCCAAACGATCAAAATCTTTTTGGTTCATTTGTGTAACGTTGGCAAACTTCGCTAGTTGCATGGCCGCCTCTTCGGATGCCAAGTTTGTGGCTTGCCCCATATCGACCATTGATCTGGTAAAGCCTAAAATATTTGGCGTTTCAATCCCTAACTGACCAGCTGCTTCTGCAACTGCACTGATTTCTGTTGTACTTGCTGGGATTTCAAGCGCCATGTTCCGAATCCCTTTCGAAATCCCTTCAAGCTCTTCCGTTGTTCCTTCTACTGTTTTCTTTACACCAGTGAAAGCGGACTCAAACCCGATACTTGCTTTTGCAGCTGCCGCAAATCCTCCGGCAATCGGCAAACTAACTTTCGTTGTTAAGCTTTTTCCAACTGCCGCGCTTTTTTCGGCGAATTCATCCAGCCTAGCTTCTACACTTTGAATGTTGTCTTTAAAATCTGCTGTTGCTGCAGACATATTGCCGTAATTCTTACTTAAATCTTTAACCGACTCACCAAGTTTTGCGTGTTTACTGACTGCTTCGTCAATCACAACCATTTGGGCTTTTGTTTCGCTACTATCTCGCCCTTTTGCTGCAATCAAATCTGTTAACTTGGCTTTCTCGTCAGTAATCACCTTCGCTTGCAATTGTTGCTGTTGCTTTAGACCCGCTAATTCTGTAACATTTGCTTTATAGGCTTTCCCTTGCGCTTTTAACGTTTGAACTTGTGCATTTGTGCTGCGTTCAGACAATTCAATTTCTTTTTTTAACTCTTGTGTGCCACGTTTATACTCATTAAGTTTGACCTCGGCTTCTTTCAATTCTTTTCCATAAGCCGATTGACGTCTCACAAGGTTATTAATTTGATTGGCATATTTTTGAGCTTCTTTTGAATTTTCTCCATAGGTCGTGGAAGCCTCTCTGTGTTTTTTCTGCAGTACAGAAAGTTCAGCTTCTTGCGCCTTCATTACTTTATTTAAGCCTTGTATTTTTGATTCTGTTTTTCCATACTGATCCCCAGCATTTCCAAGAACGGCTAAATTGGCTTTCATTTCACTTGTTGCCATCTTGGTAACTCGCTTAACCTCGTCAAGCGTTTTTGCCATTTGCGTGCCTTCCATTGATAAGCCAATTACCAAATTGCCTAGCGGTTTGCCATTCATCACCATGTCTTTTTCTCCTTTCCCTTATCAAATAAAAAAAGAGCTAGCAGTGTGCTAACTCTTATATACTGTTGAAAAAAGCTTCCATTTCCGCTTTTCGATTCTTTTCTTTCTCTTTTTCGCGGCGATTTATCAATGATAAAAAGTGAGAAATATCCATATTATCAATGTCAGTCAACGTCCATTTTTCCATTAACACTTCGTACATTGAATCAATTTGATCTATGGCTTTCTCAACCGTAAAACTTTCATCTATTCCTTTTTTTCTTCTTCCTCACTTGGTGCTCCCATAATTTCCGCAGCCATAGTATTGAATGTTTCCCAAAATTTTGCAGACGGTAAACCTAATAAAATATTTTCTGTTGTCACTTCTGGATTTTCAAAAATTTCAACCATGACATCGATTGCTTCATCAATACTTTCAATCGAGTTCCCTAAAACAACCTTTTCTCCTTCTTCTTTTCCAGAGGGATTCATTTTCTTTACATATTCCAAATAGGTTCGCATGTCTCGTGTTGTCGCAAACTTCTTCGTGATTGTTTTCGCTTCGCCTTCTTGCTGATCCAATACAATTTTTAACATTCTTTTCCGACCTCCAATTTTTCAGTAGAATTGCCCCGATTCCCTAATCCCAAGCCAAAGATATACTCTTATCATCTTTGGCTGTCGTTCTTAGGTTTTGGGGCGCATTAGGGCGTAGTAGGTGCTTCATATCCGATAAAAATTTCTTTTTCAAACTCTGCATACTCAAATTCTGAATCGTCTCCCCCACGACCTTTTGCATAAACCAACCCGTCTTGACGAGAAATAAATTCACCATTTAATGAATCTGTTACCGGGTCTTTTCCTTTTTGTTCCCCCGTTTTTAGCTCTTCACTATCACGAGAAAACTTCCCTTTTGCTAAAGCAATATGAATAGGGTCACCGTTCAAACCTTCTGACTCTAAAATAACCGCGCAATAAGGCGCTTTAGTCTTATCTGTAATTTTCATTACACCTTTTTCAATTGTTGCTCCAAGAATAGCTGCAGCATTTACCTCACCTAAATCCGCAATTCCTAAATCTAGTTTTGTATCTCCTGACCCCGAACTTGAAACATAAAATGCTGTATCACTTGCAAATAACTTGGTCGCTTCTGGTGCTAATCCGGCAATTTTCGCTTCAATTGCCCCACCGTCTTTCTTGTCAATTGTGATCACTTTGATAATTTTTTCAGCTTGCCCGCTTTCTTCTTTCGCGTAAATACCAATTTTTATGCTGCTAAATCCTAAAGTTGCCATTTTTTACTTCACTCCATTTCTAATTTTTTGTATAAAAAAAGCACCTGGTAAAAAGCGCTAATCAATTGTGATTATTTTGGTTGTCTGATAAACACGAGCCAACATCATGAATTCGGTCATATCTGGATCTTGACCAATCGGATAGTTCCTGGCCATTATCCAACCGTTCTCCAACATGACTTTATCTAATCGCTGTTGTACAGCAATTAGCATGCTTGTTTCTGGTGACCAGGCACTTATTTGAACTGCCCAGGTCATAGAACACGGAATATTACTAGCAAACGAGCTAGGAACCTCACCAACTTCATTCAATCGTACAATTGGTGATTTCTCGACTTTTTTATCATCTTCCGGAATAAAAAAAGAGAAAATCATTTTTTCATTTACCAAAGCTAAAAGCGGTTCATCATTCATTAAAATGGAATACACCTCATCAGTTGGAATCATAATCCTAGCTCCTTTTTAAATACTTCGGCCATAATCGAAATGACTTCTTCTTTTATTTCTAATTCTGTGCGTTGCATAAAATGCTGACCCGATTGATTTATTGTTCCAGTCTCAACAAAGTGCGCCCGCCAATACGTGTCCTCGCCATAACCGATTTTAATTTCGCCCATTGAAGAAACACCACTAACCTGGACGTCATCTTTTAAGTGAGGGAACTTTTTATTAGTCCCACTCGCTTTTTCAAATTGACGTTGCGCTTTCCACTTACGATCACTTTTTCGGTCCGCATTATATGCCGTCTTTTCTGCTAACTTTCTTCCAGCATACTCAGCCGACTTTTTTAACCCTTTATTTCTAGCCGATTTCGATTGTGCAGCAAGTAGTTTCAAATTTTGATCAAGCTCTTTTTCTCCCTTAATTTCAATGCCCATTACGTCACCTTCTTAGCTACGATTACCATAAACTCATCGTTTTCTTCATCTGGATTTATTTTGATAATTTCGTATTTTTTTGGTGTTTCGTTTTTTCTTCGCTGATAAAGGATAAACCACTCGTTTTTAATTTCTTTCTTTTGTTTTTCACGAATGATAAAAGTCTTGCTATCTTCAAATTTTGTCCCTATTTCTGCCTTTACGTCTTTAATAAATGATTGTTTGATACCACACCAGCACGCTAGTTCTTCGGTTAAATTTAGCTCTGGTTTTCCATGTGGATCTTTAATTGTTTCAGCTGAATAAAATTTAATTCGTTTATTCAATTTATCAACGCTAGTGATCGACATACCAAAGCCCCCTAATTTTTTGTACTAACGTGGCATAGCTATGAGAAATCTTTGACATGTTTTGACTTGAAACAACTCCCCGGTTGTCATACCAGTGTTTAGTGAGAATAAGAGCCGCATAGTTAAACTGCTTGATTTCACGCATTTCGACAATATCAGCTTCTCTATCAACCGAGTCAATGATTTCTTGCTCCGCTAATTCATATTGTTCCTGCAGCAAGTCATCATCAAAGTCATGATCTACCTTTGCATAGTTCTTAATTCGATCCAGGTCTTTTTCTTCCATTTTTCCCAAGGTTATTCACCTGCTTTTGCTTTATCTTTTGCCAATTTAACTACTGGTTCTTCGGGTTCTGGTTCTACCGCTGCAATTTCCGTTTTTTCAGTTAACTTAGTCGTTTTGTCACTTTCTAAGCCATTTTCAACTGCCGTAACTTGAAAATCATAGGCGGTATCACTGGTTAACCCTGAATCTGTATATGCTTTTTTTGTTAATCCTGTAGCAACTTTTTCACCATTTCGATAGACATTATACTTAATAGCCAATTTCAGCCCTCCTTTCTTTAAATAAAAACCCCTATTCCCTAATCCCAAGCCAAAGATATGCTTGTCGCATCTTTGGCTGTCGTTCTTAGGTTTTGGGGCGCATTAGGGTGTAGTTTTAACTTGAATTTGGATAATCGCTTCTTTATCAATTGATTTGTAATCATTTCTAACAACTGTCGCAAGACCTTGTGTGTAAGAATCGAATTTAGTCCATGACACTTCCACTTTTTTACGATCAAATAATCCAACGCCTTCTTTAAAGTCTCCTAAGAACATTGGAAAACCTGCAGCATCACTGGCTAACAATTTATTAGAAATAACAGCTACGTCCACACCTAAAAACATTTTTCCAGTTTTAGAAGAAATAGAGTCCTGTAGTAAATAGCGACCATCTTCATCTTTTTGTAAATCCATCCAGTTATAGCCATCTTGATTAGTTAAGAAAGACATATTTAAATCCGGATCTAAGTCTTTATTTTTTACTGTTTTAACATCATCAACTGAGGTTGCTGGTTTTTTCGTAAAATCAGCTTTTAACACTTTAAGAATGTTCATGTTGTTTGTATTTTTTACAATTTTCCGCATTTGTTCTTTAACTTCACCAACAACATTGATTCCAGCATCATCAATCGTTTCTTCTGACAAGGCAATTTGTCCTGCTCTGGTATCAACTTTGTAAGGAACGCTGAAAAACATGTCAACATCGACATTTTCCATTTCTGCGAGTTCTTCTTTAGTTTTTAATGTCGCATCTGTTGAGCGTTTAGCAATTAGCATTGTTCCTGATTGACGACCAACCTTTTTCACTGTGATCATTGACGTTAGATCAACACCAGTTTCTTTCAATCGGTAAATATCCATGCTGATATCTTCCGGAATAATAATCGATTGATTTTCTGTAGTTAAACCATCACGTACTTTTCCGCTTGATCGTAAATATTCTTCAAAGTTTTTAACTTCTTCGTTTTCTGTTTTAATAATTTTTTTCTTTTTTTTCATACTTCTTTCATCTCCTTTTTTCTTTTTCAAAGGCGGAATATCTTCCCCCTCATCTTCGTCCTCCACTTCCTCTTCTTCGTCCAGCTCTTCGTCCAAATCTAGTTCTTCATCCAGATTTTCTAAACTTTCCAAATCTGAAATTTCTTGATCAGTTGCAGTCATTTTTTCTTTAATTTCATCTGCTTCTTTTTTTAACTTTTTCGCTTCTTCTAGTTCACCAGTTCCGGCTCTTTCCTTCGTCTCCTTCACTTTCAAATTAAACGCATCACGTTGGCTTGCTCTTTTTGTCTTCAATTTTTCAATTTTTTCTTTCAAACTCATTTTTTCCACCCCTTCAATTTTGAGTAAAATAAAAAGCCCTAGCGTTAGCTGGACTCATATTCCATTAATTCGATTTCTAACAGCATCAGCTCTCGCTCATGCAATTTTTCTTTTGCTTTAGCCATATTACGCTCTTTAGCTTTAATAACTGTTTGATTGTATGCTGGAATTGCTAGCGCGCTAATTTCGTAAACTTCATCAATTTTCATGACTCTACGGACAATCACACCATTTTCATCTTTATAAACTTTCGCTTGGCTCTCATCTTCAAAAAATCCATAGCTCATTTTATTTAAGATTCCTTCTTTGATCAGTTTATAATTGTTTTCTCCATCCGTTGTGCCTATGATTGTCGCATTAAAATAGAGCCCTTTTTCATCAACTTTAAACGTCAAACTCCCGTTTTCAGTACTTGCTAATAAAACGCTTGTATCATGATCAACAATAAAGACAATTCTTGACAAGTCACAATCAACTAATGCGCTAGAATCAATAACTTCAACATAATTCCCAAAATTACGACTAGGAACATCAAATACAATCGCATAGCCTTCAACGGTCATCGCTTTGGTTTTAACCGCTTCGACTTGACTCACTTTTCATCCCCCCTTTCAATTTGTGCGTTTTTATTCCGCCTCATTTCATATTCGTCAATTTTTTCTAGTGACGTAAAATTAAGGTTCGCTAAAACACGCTCGCCTCTACCATCCGGTAATGGTGCATACCCTAATTCTCGACGAGCCTCGTCAATCGTAATAATCGTTTCTTTTAACTTTTCGACAACGTTTTTCGTTTCTTCTTCTGGGTCCATTTTTGAAAGACGTCTTGTGTCGTAACCGAATTCCCATTCGCCTATCTCCAATAATTTAGAATCAAATTCGGCGGTACTAGCAGCAAAATAATGATTTAGCGTGTTTTTCATATACAGCATATTAGCATCATTACTGCTTGTATTCGTCATTTCAATTCCCATCCGTTCTAAAGGAATCCCAAAAGCTTTTGCAATTTGTTTTGTGGAATAAATATTGTTGTTGATCAATTTTAAAACTTCCGTTGATACTTCCATTTTCTTGTATTCCATCGTTTCGTCTAATACGATTGTTCGTAGCGCATTTGCATCGCCAGCGTTCGCTTCTTCGAATTTTTCTCGAATAGCTCTTTTTCCGTCAGCATCTAATTCAGAATTAATTACTTTTAAAATACCGCTACTGTTAACACCATTTTTAAAGAATCCAAGTAAATTCTTGTTTCCTTTATTCTGCAAATCAATCTCAACCTGCAAACTCATTAACGGGCTTCGGCCAATAATTCCATCATACGAAAAGAATTTCAAATGGATCATATTCTCCTGGCTAACTTCACGCTCATTCCCAACCATGTAACTAACTATCGAATGATCATCTTCTTGAATGATACTGACCTCACTAGGCTTTAAAAGCTCAAAACCTGTTATTTTTCCAGTCTTATCAAAAAGAATTTCAGCATATCCATTGCCGGCTAGCAACGCATTTACAGCTAAAGCAAATTTCATATGCCAACCAGTTGTATTTTTATTGGGCTTTTTATTCAATAAATACGTGATATGGCTAGGTTTTTGAACAATTCCATTTTTTAGTAATACAATTGGATTACTCGCCATGTCCTGGGCTAATATTTTAACTGCAGTAAATACATCACTATTTTTTAAAGCAGAAATACTGGTGTAGTTCGTCCCCTCTGAAACACTCATTGATACAATTGAATCCAGAAATGGATCTTTACTAGAATTAACGACTTTTTTCGTAGAAAACAGCATTATGTTTCACCTCCTTGCCCTCTATCGATCATAAAGGCAACTAGTATCATAAATAATCCTGTCACTACTAGCCCGATTATTGGGTTAAACACATAAGCGCCGTAGCAAACGATTGCGCCTCCGATTAAAAATAACAACGTTGGCAACATGGCCAACAAAATCCGTTTCATCACATCAAATTTCACATTATCACCCCTTTAAAAAGAAAAGTTATCGGATTTGTAATACTCGGAATCACGATAAACACGACCAAATTCGTGGTATTGTGCACCTGTAAAGGCGTTAATACCTGCAGCAATCGGATCGATTTTGTTTCTATTTTTATTTTTGTTAATTTGCACCGCATCATTGGTTTCTACCACAATCGCATTATTAATCGCTGTATTTAATAGCGGATTATTTGAATGGTGAATTTGTTTTTCATCTGCATAAATTTGGAACTGTTTTGTAGCCGGACTTAATGTTTTCAGCCCTTGTCTAACTTCTATCAATGTGTATTTTTCTTCTAACTCAGTGATAAAACTTGGACTAGAATATTCATCGTAGTATATTCCAGCAACCTTGAAATTGTATTTCTCAACGAGTTCATCAATAAATTCAATGATTCGCTTGTAATCGACAATTCCCGAATCTTTTTTTGTGATTTCGCAAAATCCTTTTCTCTCTAAATCACGATAATCAATCATGTCCCGCTGTTCTTTTCCTTCGATACCGAATCCTTTTGTACCAATAAAAGATTTTGAATCCATGAAAAAATGTTTTTCTTGATCCAGGGGTACAAGCCAAGTCAGCGCACTTAAATCACGAGTTCGAGATAAATCGGCGCCGATATATACTTCTCTACCATGTAAATCTGGAATTTCTTTATCAAAACAGTCTTTCCACTCCGAACCGGATAAGAAAGATTTTTCACTTGCAGATTGCCACATGTTGAAATTTTTAACTAATGTTTTCATAATGCTATTTTTCTGCAAGGCTTCATCTAATTTCCGGTGTAGGTAGGTCATCATTTTTTTAGATAGTTTATCCACTTCAAGCAGTGGATTTGACTTAATCCAAGTCGAATCGTCTTCTATTTCTGACTCTTCTTCTTGTTCATAACAAAGAGCAAAATAATTTTCATTTACTAGCTCTTTTTCCGGATCCAACAAATCAGTGATATATGGATATTCAACCGAATACATGACACCATTCAATTTAAATCCAGCAGTAGAAATAATAATGATCAGTGGCTGATCTTGTTGCCCTTGACTGGACTCTAAAACTTCCATCATGTCATCTTCGTTTGCCGTATGGTATTCATCTAATATCCCTAGCAAAACGTTTAATGAATCGAGATTATCAGTATCGCGAGATAAGGCTTTTAAAATCGACTCGTTGTCTTCGATTAAGACCTCATTTTTTAAAATCTTTGTTAATTTCTTGATTTTCTTACTTTTCGACCGTACTTTTTTTAATTGGGCTACAACCATTTTATAGACGGTTCGTGCCTGGTCTTTTGAATTGGCAGTACAATAAATTTGGCGGTCATACTTAGGCGATTCACCATAGATTAATTCGTATAGTGCAAACCCAGCGACTAAAACCGATTTCCCATTTTTACGCGCCATCGAGATATACGCTTTCGTGAATCTTCTAAATCCTGTCTCTTTTGAACGCCATCCATATAAACTTCCACTAATGAATTTCTGAAATAGTGCCAAAGTGGTTGGTGCTCCCGTACTTAAATCTGGTAACTTTTCCATAAATCGGATAACATGATCTGCTTTTTCAACAACAAAAACATATCCAAAACTAGGATCTTCCTCTGACCTTTTCAAATCATTCAAATGTCGTTCACTTGCTTGAATCACTTTTTTACAAGCTTTAATTTCTCCGGTTACGATTTTTCTAGCGTAAATCGTAGTCCAATCAACAGGCTTTGGAATTTCGGATAATTTTGTTTTGTTTTTATAAATCTGCAAAAGGATCATCCTCGTCCGATTCGCCTTCCGGTCTTACAAGGCGCATTCTTGAATCTAAGGTCATCCCCATATTGCTAGAAATAGATTTCATTTGATTTGTGGCCACATTCAAAACATCGATAGCTGGATGTCGCTTCAATGTTTTTTGGTCCTTACTTCCAATTTCCGTTATGATCACCTGGTTGCTTAATTCTTTTTCAGCTTTTCGGTACACTTGATACCACGTACAATAAGTTTCCAACATTCCTTGGTCCAACATTGAAACGCCTAAAAGTTCTAAGCCAGGTAATAACCTCCGCCACTCCTTTTTGCCAAAATGACCAAGGTGAGAAGGTGGCTCTCCACGTATCGGCGGAAATTGTCCGAGCAATTCTTCGATTTCTTCTCGTTCTTCTAATTCTTCAACTGTCCGATTTCCTTCGATTGCACTGGAATGTTTTTTCTTCCGACCCATTTCTAGCTCACCCCCTCTTTTTTGTCATTTTTCGCTAAATTTTTTTCATTTATTTTTTTAGCTCTTTATTGTTAAAACAATCTTTCCGGGCCCAAATCGGGAAAAAACGCAAACCCGTTTTGGGAGTTTTACGTCAAGATTAGAGTACACCGTTGTTTGGAAAAACAAGCCCCTAGCCGTCAAAAAAGAGGTGGGGCTTACTCAAAAACACAACAAAAAACTAGGCTCAATCGTCACCTAAGAGCGCCTAGTTTAGTCGGCTGGTATTTTATCCTTTATGGTCTATAGCGTTGTGGCAAGCAAAGCAGACACTTTGTAAATTACTCATTTCTAGCCGTTTCGACCAATCCACCTTCGTTTCTATTAAATGATGAACCAATACAGCAGGAACAGGATTGTCCTCGTCTATCGCTAGACATATCTCGCATAACGGATCAACAGTGAGCTTATATTTACTAAGCTTTCTCCAAGCCTTAGAATTATAAAAAGCCACGTACTTTTTATCGGTCAAGTACCTGGCTTTGTTATATTCTTTATGATCAGCACCTTGATGCTCTTCACAATACTTTGTATCATATGGGATTAACTTCCTACAGCGAGCTTTGTTACATTGTTTTAATGGCTTTGCCAATTGGTTTCACCTCGTTCTCTTTATCAAAGAAAGGTTCGTTTGCTGCTTTCATATAAGCTCCTTTGTTGAATGGGCCAACTTCCATCGCTTTATTATCAAACGTTCTGATCAGCTTAATCAGATTATCAATCGTTGGCTGCAAACCCACGTTATCACCTGCGTCCTCTAATTCCTGCAGGTACTTCTGGATATAGCCGCAGAACATTCTTAATGCGATAGCATCTTTTAGCGCATCAGCCTGGTCTAAAATCAGCTGGTTACAATGCTCCAGGAGGTCTTTATATTCGTTTACTGATACCTTGCTAAAGTATACCGGAACGCTATCCATATCCGTTTTAATCTTCGTTACGTCGCACGTTTCATCGATAAGCAAACCTTTAACAGCATCTAATGCTTTCGTTCTATGAGAACGGAACAACGGATAGTCATACTTCTTACGCAGCATCTTTGCTGTTGCTTCGTTCAGGACTAAGATAGTAAATCCTTTTTGAATCGCTTCGGTTACATCCATGATTCTTCAACCTCCTTATTATCCTCACTGAACTTCCTTAATAGTTCAGCAACACGATCAGACGTTTCTCCGGTAGTAATCCCTATATCTACAACCACCTGTGAGAACTCACGAACTTGTTCTAACTGTTTATCGATTCTTTCTATATCTTCATTCAAGCGTTCCAGTTGAGTACTAACTCTCATGCTCTCCCAAATGTTTGAATAAACTACATAGCCTGTAGCTTCAGTTAATCTTTTTCTTTGTTGTATCAAGTGATCTCTGTGCCACAACAAAGATGAATAAATCATTTTTTCATCCACGATGTCATCCCTCCACCATTTCGTATGTCTGTTCAAATATATCCGGCTTACATGGATAGAACTCGCCTTGTATACCTTTAATAATATAATCGCCTTCACTTATTTTCATATCGCCTTCCAACGTCCGTATATAGTAAATCTTTTTGTCGGATGCATAGTGTTCTTGGTGTTCAATAAAATAAGTACCAGCAAATAGTTTTGCTTTATTTAATTCAATATCATTTTTTGTGGTGAATACGACTGCCTCAACCACTACTGGTTTCTTTCTGTACTTATTCATTATCCCGTCCTCCTATTTTTTACTGCTAATTTTCGCACCTGTAAAACATTTAACCGCATAGTCTATTGAGTCAAAAAACATTAGCGCAATAAAGAATGTTAAAAAAGGATGCTGCGACATAAATTCAAATACGTTCATGTTATCTCTCCTTAATAAATTTATGTAAAAATACTCGCAACCTCCGTGTAAAGGTTACGAGCCGTTAACAATCTTTTTTCCTCTACAATTCTCAGATGAATGAAGGACTTTGCCGAATCACTAATCTTTCGACAATACCATAATATCATTTAGGTACGTTACTAATCTTTTGCTTTTTGGTTGAATTTACATTGAATTTTAGTTGTAATTACATTGAATTGTCATTACATTTACGTTGCGTTAATATTCTTCGCATCCAATAGCCCAGGCAAAAGCTAGCAACCCCATAGCTTTATACTTATTATATGTTGAGGGAGTAATATCCAAATTCAACTGACATTCGCTATCATATTTTTCATACCCTCTAATATATTTTTCCATCAGAACTTCTCTCGCTGTTTCATTTGGTATAGATTCAACTGCTGCTTTAATGCGCTCCGTTTCTGTTTCCGCATATACCTTCGCCACAACTTTCTTTTCAATGAGCGGTGTAGTGTCAGCTGTACTTCCAGGTTGCGAATCATAGCTGACTGTCATTTTTTGATGGATCTCACGTCTGGCTACCATTCTTAATCTTCTATAATCTTCCAAAATCATCTGAGCCGCATCTTTAGTTTTTCTTGCGTTTATTCCTTCAAAATCAACCACTAAGATTCCTCCCTGTGTGTTATAATAGTTTTAGGCTTGCTGGGAGAAATCTCAGCTTTTTTTGTTTACTTATTTTTTATTCGCTCATTATATTTCTTTACTACATCCGCAATTAACTGCTTCAATCTTCACACCTCTTTTTAAAGTAAATTGGTAACACTCTTCTGATTACATCTTCTGCAACACTTTGGATATATACTAATAAAGTAGACAGTATTTTTAATGGTATACTGTTTATAAGTAGACACTAAAACGAAAGGAATGATTCAAATGTCCAATTACAAAAAATATGATGAAGAATTTAAGAAAAGCCTTGTTAATCTTTACCATGGAGGTAAAACACAAACTTCGTTGTGTAAAGACTATGGCGTTTCCTTTACAGCGTTATCCCGCTGGGTAAAACAATATTCTGAAGTTCAAATTGAAGATGGTTCTATCCTTACTGCTAAACAGATTAAAGACTTACAGAAGAAAAATGCTTTATTAGAAGAGGAAAACCTCATCTTAAAAAAAGCGATTGCCATCTTCACGCCACACTCAAACAACGATTAGATGCGGTTCATTTATTACGTTTTGATCATTCTATTGTGCGCCTTTGTAGAGTCTTAAACGTAAATAGAAGTACCTATTATAAACACTTTGACCCAACTCCTGCTCCTAGAACTGTTGAAAATCAACAGCTTCGACAAACCATTTTTTCTATCTATATGGATTCTAAAAAACGATTAGGTGCTGCGAAAATAAAAGTTGTTCTTGAGCGTGATTTTGGAATTTTCATTAGTGTTGGGCGAGTGTACCGATTAATGAAATCAATGGATTTGCCAAAAATGTCTACAGCTAAGCCGAAATTTTTATATGCGAAACCAAAGGTTTCTTTAGCTTACTCAAATCACTTAAACCAACAATTCAATCCGACTGAACCGAATCGAGTTTGGACGAGCGATATTTCTTACATTCCTGTTAATAAAGGGTTTGTTTATCTCTGTGTCATTTTAGATTTATTTTCCAGGAAAATTATAGGATGGCGCGTTCGTCCAACTATGGAAGCTTCTTTAGTCCTTGAGACACTTGAAACAGCTGTGAATCAAAGAAATCCCAAAGAGCCTGTTCTATTCCATACAGATCGTGGAAGCCAATACTGTGCGACTAGTGTTCGTCAATTTTTAGACACACATAACCTCGTTCCATCTTATTCCAAAGCAGCTTACCCATGGGATAATGCCGTAAACGAGTCTTTTTTTAAATATATGAAAAAAGAAGAACTGAACCGCAGAACATTTAGAACAATCCAAGAAGTTGAACAATCTTCATTTGAATATATAGAGGGTTTTTACAATTCAAAACGCCCCCATTCAGCAAACAATATGATGACCCCGAATGAAAAAGAAAAAATCTATTTTGGGTCTATCTAAATTGTATCTATTTTTGTGTCTACTTTATTGACATCTGTCCACTTTCAATCCCTTTACGAGGAAATTCTCTTTCATGTAAAATCCAATTAATTCTGTACCATTCCTCACTCTCATAGTCATACATTTCGAATCTGAATCTACAACCTCCAAAAAAATCATCCTGCGGTTCTTTTATAATCCGAAATAAGTTTCGTACATTAACTTTATCGATTGGCGATACTAACATATCAACCATCTTAAAAACCGCACTATTAAAAATTAATTCATACATATCCGGCGTTACTTCAACCCTTTTAAATTTATTCATTTAGTTCACCTCAGTTATTGGCATTTAAGCAAAAATTTAATCGCCGCTTTCTGGTTCTTATTTCTAATACGCTTATTCTTTGTAGTTACTACAATTTTAAGTTTGGTCAGCGCTTCTTTTTCAAACAAACCAGACTCAGCAATATTTTTTTCAAGGTGGAATTTTCGTTCTATTTCTCTCTGTAACATTTCATCTTTAACCGCCATCCTTTCCTCTATCTCTTTGATATGCCTACATTGAGCTACGTTGTCTTGCCTTTCAATTTTAATCAGCTTTTTCAACTCTAAATTGCGGGCTCCTAATTCAGATATCAAAGCAAAATCTAATTTGCTAATCGTTTCTCGATTCCTAACCTTATCTTTTTCTATCTCAATATCTGCTTTATAGATTTTTTCCATTCTTTCAATCTCTGATAATAAACCCGACTCGACTTCTTTCTTTTCTGCTAAAACTCTGTATAGCACACTCGCAATAAACAACACTACAACAACCAATATGAATATAATCATTTTCTCAGCTCCTTTAATTCTTTTTCTAATGCTTCCGCTTTCTCCCACTGCTCTACGCCCCAGCGTGATCTTTGTTGGGAATCATTTATTGCATCAAGATGATTGTATGAACCGTTCTCAGAACCTATCACCTCATATACTGCAACAATAGCTTCTTGCTCGACAACTTCACCATCACACAATTTTTGATTCTCACTAAAGAAATCTTGACCTGTCATCACAACTGCAGTAGTAGGATTGCTTGCTTCTGCATATTCACGTTTAAATCTGATATGATTCTTCTTTCCGTTTTCCGGCTCTGTGTATACTTCTGTAATTACTACAAATTCCATTTGTCGTTACCTCCCTCAATTTTAGCCATTTCTACATGGATTTTAGTCATTTCAACATAAAATGTTTTCTGGTGCTTCTTTTTATTCGTTACGGTATAACCTCGTCTTTCGTTACTGGTAATAAAAGAGTGCATCTGCGCTTTTGACTTACCTTGCCATTTAATTTGATTCATCCTATTGCACTTCCTAACCTGTTGTGAATATTTCTGGTACATTTTGAGTAGCCAATTGTTCTGGTCCATACTGCCTGTTTTTAACTTCGTATGGATATTTAATGTTTGTATCTAAATCTTGTTGAGTAACTTTTATTCCAGCTACATGATACTTATTAAAAAATGTATCAAGCCCTATAAAATGGGTTTCAGTATGATGGACCCAACAAAGGCACATCATTCTACTTTTCGTATGATCAAACTGATTACGGTCAAGGCCCATGCCAATACTGTCATAATGATGAACTTGATTGCCACTGCCGACCCTGTCGCATATCACGCATTTTCTTTTAACTAAACATAGATATACATAGTAAGAAATATCTTCAGTGATTTCCCTTCCTGGTCTAGTTGTATGCATCCCTAGCTCATGGATCAACAACAGAAGAAAGCTTATAAAATCTTTAGCAAACGACATGCTGCATTTTTTTAAACTGAATTCTCCTATTCCTGTCGTATTTCTGTAAGATTGCTTAATCAACTCTTTTGTTTGAGCATAACTATATGCCCCTTTTCCTCCGTCATATTGATTATGAATTTCTCTTATTAAGCCATGAATCGTTTTATTTTGTTGTGCTGATAGATAGCGATTATCAAATAATTCAACATTTACAACCACTTCTCCATCTCTAGAAAATCTTTTTAGTGAACGATCAGATATAGAATCATCTAGTTCAACTATTAATTGCTGTTTTCCATTTTCAGATATTCTTTTACTTACAACCTTAGCTAGACTGTTTTCCAAATTGCATCACAACCTATCGTTTGCCTAACCATTTGTTCATTTTATTTTGACTTGTTCTCTTTGTTTTTTTATACTCTTGTTCTGCTACGCTGAGAATTGTTAAAAAACCCAGATGTGCAAGAAATATATTTTTTATTCCTTCTCTGTCAATAACTGCTTCTGCATCAAATGCTTTTCCTTTGTCATCTGTAGCAGCTCCATATAGATTATAAAAATCTTGTGCAACTAACCGAATGATCGACGGCTCTTTTTTCTCAAATTCAATGTAATATACTTTTCCTAATACTAATTCCATCTGGCATCCTCCTAATTGAATAGAATCAAAGGGGCATGAAGCCCCTTATCGTTACGCTATAATATTAATTTGGCTATCTTCAATTTCTTGTTTGAATGCTACTTCTAAATATTTACGCACATTTAAAATTGCTTCATTTTTCCAAAGTCCTCCATCAGCTTCAAATAAAGCGCATCTGCCTTCATCATCTAATCTAAATATAAAAGCACTTTCTGGCTGTGGTACTTCTAAAAATGTTCTGTATGGTTGCAATGTCGCTGGGCTTGGAACTTTTGCACTTGCTACTGTAGCAGCTCCCGATTTAACAATTGTCGTCTGACTGACTCCGTTATCGTTTAACTCAATCCCATTATCAATTTTTATTGCACCTGTAAATTCCAGTAACGCTTTTGCATCATCATTACGTTGAAATATTGATTGCAATTGAATAATAAAATCACTTGGTTTTAAAAATCTTCCGAACGGATAAACTGGCAAATCAACTACAGCTGTTAAAATATTTTCACGCTGTCCATTTTCATCTAACTGTGATAAAACTTTAACTGTAGTCGGATTTTTAACATGTAAGACTAACCGGTCCCCATCACGATCAAATTTCGCTTTAATGAAATCAATAACTCCTTGCAATGTATTTACAGTTAATGTCTCAGCATATTTCTTTTTATCCAATTCTGTTAAGTCATACTTGTTTCGGTCATAATATACCTTTTCGTTAACCTCAATCGTCTTTTCTTCATCCAGCGCTAGCTCTACTGCGTACTCTAAACTTTCTTTTAAATCTGTCATCTTACATTCCTCCATTGGCCTTATTAGGCATTATTTTGTTGTTTCTTTTGAAAATCAAGAACTGGCGTTTCTGCCTGTTCTGTTTTTTCTATTTCATCAATTGACGTTCCTATGTCCGTCTTTTGTTTGAAATCATCATTTGGATCTAAAAATGTTTGTCCTGGTACTAGGCTGACTAACTCAGCTGCTTGGATTGCCCCTGTATCCATGTCACGTCCGACTAAAACTGTGGTTGAAACTGAATTTTGCATCGCTAATTTGGATTTAGCTTGTACCACCATGTCAACAACGTCTCTCTTATCGTTTGTTGTCATTGTGATCTCGACAGTGATTTTTCTTTTTGCACCTGGATCAGTATTTAAATCAAGTAGGTTTTCAATTACTTCTTTTAATTCGTAATCAACCTTTTCTTGAATACCGCCATTTGCTAAATCTGAAATTTCTAATCTAATATTTTTCATGTTTTTTCTCCCATTCTATTTATATTTTTAACTAATTAAACAAATTCAGTTTTTCGAGTACTTCTTTTTTTGGCCGTTCTTCTATTTTTATTCGTCCATTCTAACCATCTTTCAGTGGCTTGCTTAACTTCTTTTGAAGCTGCTTTATTGTGTTTACCACGTAATTGGTTTATTTGGCCATTCTTGAACTCCAAAGTGAAAAATGGTGTATTCGGATATTCTTTTTCTCTAACAAAAACAATAGTAGTCTGGCCTTTTCTATGCCCTTCTACATAAGTGCTACTACCTACACAGTGATGCAAACTCTTACCTTCAACAATCAATTCATTCAAACTTTTTGGAACAAGAAAAACATAATCATCAATATCCTTTTCAAGCTTCATCGTGCTTTTAAGTCGTTTTCCAATATCAGCATCTCCTCGAGCAACATTCATTTCGTTCATTAACTTAACAACATTGTCATGAGCTTTTTTTAAATCTTTAGGTTTTACTAAATTCTGATCATCTGCTTTGATATTCAAGTCTTTCAACATGCCTAAATAATCTCTATAAAACTGCATGTCTACTTTATTTTTAATGACCCAATTCTGAAAACTAACGATTCCTACACATTTCGAAATACTATTTATATCTCGGTAGTTCATATATTCTTCAATACCAGGTACGACTTTCCCACCTCGTTCAAGCACTCGTCTTTTTAGTTCAAACACATAAAATGGATCTTGATTATTTTTTAGCAACTGTTTATTTACTCGCAGCCACTTCTTAGTAATTGTTCTAAAGTCTATCTGACAGTTGTTAGCAACTTCTCTTGCAATAGTTGTCGCACGTATTTTTTGAAGGTATTCTATTTCAAACTTAAATTTGTATAAATGTGGCAAATCCCCAAAACTCATATATTCCACTTCACTAAGATTTAAATATCTAAGTTCAGAAATAGTTTGAACCCGTTCTTCCCATTTATTCTTATAGAGCCTTGTTCCAGTGTACTTACCACCCATTATTCCAATGCTTACTAGACCGAAACCATATTCATTCATATATGAATAATGTCCGATTTGGATATGTTGATCATTGGCCAACAATTCTAAATTGGTTAATTCAGTTTCTATCGATTCTTTTCCATTTATAATTTGGACCCAATAACAATACGTTTGGATCTCAATTCTTTTTGCAGTAACCAAAACAATTGTAAAAGGGTAAAAGCCCGCATTAAAATCTAAATTAGATACTTTAGTTAATCTTTTTTCAATGACTTTGCTTCCTTGTCGTTCTGAAGATAAAATCATTTTTTCTTTGTTTTCCCACTTGTAAACTGGTATTTGGGATAAACACCAATCAAAAAATGACTTATTTGGCTTCAATCTATTGGTAATGTAACTTTTAGCTTCTCTCATAGCATATCCAGCAAACTCAATTGCTCTCCACTAACATAATTAGTTTTTTCAACTTTTGATTTAACTTCTTTCGTTGTACCAGCTCTCTTATTTGCGATAGATGAAACTTTATCACTAAATATTTTCTTCTCTTCCTTTTCCATTTTTGGGATGGATTCCGAACTGACAACTTCTGCAGTAATTTTTTCTGAACTTTTAGGTGCTTTTTTTGTAACAAAGTATTTCTTCACCCAACTAAAAACTGTTTCATTATCGATCATGGCCACACTTCCAACTTTTTGTTTTGAAGCTTGGTTAGTACAATATTTAACCGCTCCTTTTATACTTCTATCTACTTTTAGAATCCCTTCAAATAAAAGTTCATCTTCCTGATCACATAACCAATTATGAATAGCATCTTCAGCTCCGGAATGTTTCTCATTCATTTCAATAAGCATTTTTTCCGCTGCTTTCATTTTCAACTCATTCATTTCTCTCCCTCCTTATGCCTTAATTCCATATTTTCTTTAGCAAGTTTTTTAGCTTCCCCTCGGAAAAATTCATCTGTAGCAGTAACTGTTTGTAAATTAACCATGAGTTCCCATTTTCCACTATCTATTTTTTCTTGAACATACTCATACGAACATACTTCGCTCTTCACCTCGTAAATTCCTGTAATCCACATAATGAATACTGCATTCCCGTAATGCTGGAGCGCACTATAAATTGCTCCAGTCATCATTTCCCTAAAAGCAAAGCTACCTTTTAAATTCCTAACTTGGATGTTTTTTGATTCAAAGAAATTAAAACTTCTTTCATTTTGTTTATCTAATCTTGTTAACAATCCTTCAATTTCACTTTTTCTTTTCATCATCCAGAACACCTTCCCTGTATTTCATTTTTTAACCATAATACTTTTTCTTCCTATCCTTTTTCCACATTTTCAGATATACATGCCACCTATCTGTATGCTTATTAAACTTAGGAACAATTGATACAATGTCATAATTTGGATATTTTTTAGAGAAGAATTCTTCTCCTAAATCATTAGATACTGCTAACTGGTCTATTTTGCGTTTTTTATATCTACGATCATCTGGTGTCGTTTCTGGACGTTTTAAATTTCTACTACTTGACCAACTTTTTTTCTTATAAGGCTTATTCATGTATTTAACTAAACCCTCTATGCCGTTTCCATTACCATCGAACTGTAGTCTTTTTGCATTGATCCAACCCATTTGTTCTTTTGGCTGACCTTTTATTTTTTTTGACCACAAACTTTCCAGTTTATCCCTGTCTAAACCACCATTGATAATAAGATGGTGGTGAGGTTTAATTACAAAATTTCCTTCTTCATCCTCTTTAAATTCTGTGACTAAAATATATTTAAGTGGACCAACACCTTGCTTTTTCATTTCATATGCCACACGTCTTAGATAATTTCTTATTTCTTTTTCTGCCTCTTCAATTGTCTTTGGCGCATAATTCACATTGTAAGTGCACACTAAAGCCAAATCTTTTCTTGTAAAATTACCATGTGCTAGCAGCTTCATATATCTTTTACTATTTTTTTCATTTAAATTTACTTGGCTTGGTCTTATTAATTTTTCTTTTCTTTTCTTTTCACCTTGTTTTAGTTTTATTGCCCTCCCTATTCCTGGGATGATATCTACTTCCATATAATTCTTGCCACATTTAATTTGTTTCTCTCTCATGAACATTTGACTTACACCCTCCACTTTTTATAGTTTCGTAAGAATGTTACTATCCTATACAAGCTCACTATACGCCCTTAATACTAGCGTTTTGACTAGATTTATTAGGCTTGAAATGGTATAATTAATGTACCGATTTAATTAAACATTTCTACCTGTCACTAACGATTCCAGTCGCTAGTGACTTTTTTTGTCTGTATTTTGCGTAAATAAAGAAGCTACTTGTTTTATACTCAAATAACTTCATTTTTTAATTACTCGTCTTGCTTCGGTAGCTTCTTTATAGTTCTTTAACCGTCTGCTGCGTTTTTTGATTCTAGCAGCTGACCAGTCGTTTGTATGTTTCACTAACTCACTTAATTTCTTGAAATAATACTCCATTCGTTCCTCGTACTTTTGTTCGCTACTGATCACTAAATCACCACCGAAACAATAATTACAATTACACCGCATAAAATAGTAAATCCCAACCCACCAAAAAACCAAATTGCAGTTTCTTTATCATCTGTACCAAAATAATCATTTACTTTGTCAGTCATAAGTCATTCCTCCTTAGACTACTTCATCAAATAATTCTGTTTGAGTATTAGCTTTCTTAATTTTCAACGCTAATTCTGCTGACGGATGCCACATACCAACTAACTCCATTGCATCATTAAACTGAAGCTTCGGTATTTCTTCATAAGCTGCAACTTCAAAGTAATCTTTAATTTCTTTCCAGTGTTCGGAAATTGCTACTCGATAATATAGTGTATATGCTCTTGCTTTCTTTCCACCTACTGCTTTCATACAGTTAAATCGAACCGCTCTGGATAATTGTGCTTTTTGATTCCTAGATAGATCAATTTCATTTTTCAACATATCCACGTCAATTTTTACTGCTTCAAGATTTTTATTCGTCTGCTTTTGAGCTTCAAATGTTAAGGCTAAAACTTCCATTGGGTCAGCTGGCAATTTAAATTGTTTATATTCTTTTTCAACTTTGATGAAATATTGACGAGCTTGTTTCCCTTTTTCGCTTCGTTGAATCATAGAAATCTCTTTGGCCATATCTAAAATTAAAGCATGATCTTGTTTAGGACGTCCTCCAGTGCTTTCGCTCAAAATTGCGCTAAAGTCTACACCTTCAACAAATCCGTATCTAACCATTCTAGGAAACCAGTCTTTATATTCTGTAGCTACTTCAAGGAATCTGTGTAAATCACGACCGCTTGTTAGTTGCTCTCCATTTTCATTTGTTGTTACTTTAATTAATTCGTTCATTTACTTTCCTCCATAATTTAAATTGTTGGTAGCACCTATACTATAAAATTGATATACTTATATTATTAGCAAGTGGTCTGCTGAAATAAAGTAAAAACGAGGTGATAAAAATGGTTCAAATACCCTATTGCGATAGTACTGGTAAATTATCAGTACGAGTTGAGTTGAAAAATACTGCAAATGTTTTCCTAGTTGATAGCAACAACTATAGAAAGATGAAAGCAGGATCTAAATTTTCTTACCATGGTGGGAATTACTCTCAAACCCCAGTAAATATTACTGTATCTGGTACCGGAAGATATTATTTAATAGTAAACGGTAGCGCATATAGCTATAAATTTTATTAATTGATCAAAGAAAGTTGTCAGTTAAATGGCAACTTTTTTCTAATGTCGCATTATTTTCTATATGTTGATAAACTTCTTCCATTGCTTCTTTTATATTTGTAATTGTCATCCGTTTCGATTTTACTTCTGCTATTACCAATGCAACAAATTCCGTTTCTTGTTCTTCTGTCATTAATCTTTTCATCTTTACAGCTCCTTTGTATTAGTAGTTATGTTAGTTACTTTTGTAAATATTGTTCCTGCCAGTCTCAAAGCAATTTTTTCTTATATTTTACTCATTTCCTTAAAATATTTTTTTAAAAATTCACGTATTCCTTGATTTTCAAATCTCCAAGGTGCTCTTACACCTTCACCCATCCTACGTGCCAAATCACCTTCGATAACTCTTGGATCTCGACATATATTACTGACTATCCACTTACTACTAAATCCGGTAATGTATTCCATATCTTCCATTGTTAACCATTCTTTTTCTAACTTTTTATTATAGAATTTTTCGAGAAATTCAATAGCTACTTGGTATAACCAATTTTTATCCCACTCTATTTTCACCGGAATTCTTTCGTTATGCATACAATTACAGTTCTGTCTTTCCCAATCTAATCCATTCCCGTTTTTCTTGTTTTCTGCCATTTGTTTTCCTCCTTGATATTTCGTATATAGCGCCTATTAAACTTTATTGCTATACTTATATTACCAGCAATCCCTTTGCTGAATAATTAACAAGGTGGTGAAACTATGGAAATCGTTTTATCAATATGTGTCTCTGATGGCAGCAATATTGAAGTAGATGGATTTGACGAACTTTATTTCTCAAATGAACTACCTCAAAGCGAAATATCTCGAAATGCCTACTCTTGGGGAAATGACTATTACTTCGACTTATTGAATGGATTAGCTAAATATTCTTTCATTTCTGTAAAGCGGCATGATCCAATTGACAGACTAGAATATCATGATCATGTTTATGCCTTCTTAAATGAGAAGTTTGAACAAAATCAACCTATCCATCTAAAAACATCTGCAATTACTACTATTCAAAAAGTAAATATTTAATGTATTGGCATATCGTTTTCTTACATTTGAACGGTATGCCAACTATTTGAATGAAATATTTTCTCGGCTTTAGTTAAAATTTTGCTAGCTTCTTTTGCACTTGCGCCTTCTTTATACAAAATCAGATTGATCTCTTCAATGATTTTTCTTTCTTTATTTCCATCGATTGGTTTCCCAATATTACACTCACCTATATAACAATCTTCTTGATTCATTGATGCCCTCCTTGTATTAGTAATTATGTTAGTTACTTGTAAATATTGTTTCCCCACTGCTTTGTCCTGTCCGACATTTTATTAATTTAGCTTAGTATTTTTAACGATCCACTCTTCAACTGCTTTTTTAGGATACCTTCGGCCTTTTTCTCCAAAATCCAAATATGGAAACCCTTTCCTATTTAAAAAGTGAGCTTGGGCAGTTTTATCGCAACATTTTAGAATTCTATCAGTTACTTCTTTTGCTGTTAACAGCTCATCAGTGTCTAACTGTTCTTTCATCATCCCTAACAACTTAGGCATCATTATTTCCATTATCTTAGTTGCGAACCATTCAAAAAATTGTTTAGTTCCCATTTTATCAAACTGGATGTTCATTCAATCCACCCCCTTTTCTTCAATCTATCGTCCATTTAATATAGAAACAACTCTTAGTTCATTTTTCGTGAACTTTTTCTTTAAAAAAATACCTTGGAATGTCATCTATTGCAACATTCAATAATTTAGCCGCTTTTAAAATTTCATCATCTTTCCAAGACACTTTGTCATTTGGATATATACTAATAAAGTAGACAGTATTTTTAATGGTATACTGTTTATAAGTAGACACTAAAACGAAAGGAATGATTCAAATGTCCAATTACAAAAAATATGATGAAGAATTTAAGAAAAGCCTTGTTAATCTTTACCATGGAGGTAAAACACAAACTTCGTTGTGTAAAGACTATGGCGTTTCCTTTACAGCGTTATCCCGCTGGGTAAAACAATATTCTGAAGTTCAAATTGAAGATGGTTCTATCCTTACTGCTAAACAGATTAAAGACTTACAGAAGAAAAATGCTTTATTAGAAGAGGAAAACCTCATCTTAAAAAAAGCGATTGCCATCTTCACGCCACACTCAAACAACGATTAGATGCGGTTCATTTATTACGTTTTGATCATTCTATTGTGCGCCTTTGTAGAGTCTTAAACGTAAATAGAAGTACCTATTATAAACACTTTGACCCAACTCCTGCTCCTAGAACTGTTGAAAATCAACAGCTTCGACAAACCATTTTTTCTATCTATATGGATTCTAAAAAACGATTAGGTGCTGCGAAAATAAAAGTTGTTCTTGAGCGTGATTTTGGAATTTTCATTAGTGTTGGGCGAGTGTACCGATTAATGAAATCAATGGATTTGCCAAAAATGTCTACAGCTAAGCCGAAATTTTTATATGCGAAACCAAAGGTTTCTTTAGCTTACTCAAATCACTTAAACCAACAATTCAATCCGACTGAACCGAATCGAGTTTGGACGAGCGATATTTCTTACATTCCTGTTAATAAAGGGTTTGTTTATCTCTGTGTCATTTTAGATTTATTTTCCAGGAAAATTATAGGATGGCGCGTTCGTCCAACTATGGAAGCTTCTTTAGTCCTTGAGACACTTGAAACAGCTGTGAATCAAAGAAATCCCAAAGAGCCTGTTCTATTCCATACAGATCGTGGAAGCCAATACTGTGCGACTAGTGTTCGTCAATTTTTAGACACACATAACCTCGTTCCATCTTATTCCAAAGCAGCTTACCCATGGGATAATGCCGTAAACGAGTCTTTTTTTAAATATATGAAAAAAGAAGAACTGAACCGCAGAACATTTAGAACAATCCAAGAAGTTGAACAATCTTCATTTGAATATATAGAGGGTTTTTACAATTCAAAACGCCCCCATTCAGCAAACAATATGATGACCCCGAATGAAAAAGAAAAAATCTATTTTGGGTCTATCTAAATTGTATCTATTTTTGTGTCTACTTTATTGACATCTGTCCAATTAAGTTTAAGAGAAACACTTCTTTCTGATAACCCCATCGCAAGTGCGAAATTATATTGAGTCCCTAACTTTTCAGTAATCCTTCCTACAAGCGTTGAATAATCATAGCTCATTTCTTTTCCTCCTTCTTTTAGTTCATAAAACATGAACTTTTATATCTAAATCATATACTCCTTTTTGAACGCTGTCAACTAAAACATTCACGAATCATGAACTTTTTTATTGAAGTTATGTTCAATAAATTGTATACTTTAGTGGAAAGGTGGTGAAACACTTGAAAGTATCTACATCAACTAGGCTAAAACAAATAATGAGTGAACGTAATCTAAAGCAAGTTGACATCTTAAGGATGTCACTACCCTTACAAAAAGAGCTTGGAATCAAAATGGGGAAAAGCACATTATCACAATATGTCAACGGAATCCAATCTCCTGATCAGCATAGAATATATTTATTATCAAAAACATTGGATGTTAATGAACCTTGGTTAATGGGATTTGATGTTGACAAAAAAAGAATACCCGATAACGAAAGAGGTCCAATAGAAGAAAAAATTGGTCTTTCCAAAGATATTACTCATATATATGATAAACTTGATTTTCACAGACAAGAGATTGTCTATGCTACTGCTAAAAAACAATTAGAAGAACAACAAAAAAAGCTAAAATAGTCCCGCAAGAACTACTTTAGCTTATAATCACTATTAACGAGCGTGACAATATAATTATATCATAAAAAAATTAAAAGTGGTCTTTAATTTTTTGTGATAAACAAGGAGGAAATATGAAAAAAACATTAAGTGTTGGCTTAATTTTGTTATCTCTGGTTTCTTTAATTGGATGCGGTAGTCAAAATAAAGCTGCTGAAACTTCTTCGGAATTAGTCCAAAAAGATTTGTCACAAAAAGACGTTGATGCAATAAATATTGGATTCAACATTAAAGAACTATCAAAAGAGCTCGGCAAACCAGTAAAAATTTGGAAATCAGATGATTTTATTTATTCTCAGATTGATGACGCGATAAAAGTAAATGAAATAGCTGAATCATTGGTACATGATGAACAAATCAATCACTATAAAAACTTAAAAGAAATCGGAAGTAAGGCAAAAGAAATTGACGGGTTAGAACTTTACCAATTTGAATATCTATCTTCTACCGATACTAAAGAAACTTTTTTAGCATGGGTTAACCCAAAAAACAACACAGTAGTCTATATTAATCAAAGACCCTACATTGACGCTTCATAATCGGAATATTTATACATAGAAAGGAGTGATGACAATACTTCCCTTAAAAGTCCTGTCCGACATTAAAAGGAAGGAATTCATTACAATGACAAAAGCAAAAAGAACTAAAACAAAATATCCAAATATTTTTTCTTATTCTACAAAAAAAGGAATTAAATATCATGTCCGTATGAGATACACTGTTTCATATGGTGTTTATAAAGAAATAGATAGATCAGGCTTTTCACTTCCCGCCGCACGAGCATTTGTTAGGGAGACTGAAAAAAATATCGAACAACATGAATTCGGTTACTTAAACAACCATAAAATTACTGTTGATGATTACTTTGAAACCTTTAAAAAAAACCGAATAGAGTCTAAGGTATGGACCTCTGACTCTCAAGTATCATTTATAAATATTTATAATAACCATATATTCCCAGATTTCGGTCATGTTCCATTAATAAAATTAAATAGAAATATATACCAGAAATTTATCAATCGTAAATTATATATAGATGGATACGCATATCAATCTGTAAAAACTTTTCACAATCAATTCATGGCTTTAATTAACGATGCTGTTAACAGCGGTGTTTTAGAACGGAATCGACTTTCAAGAATTGTCCTACAGAGAGATAGCCCAGATAAAAATAAAAAGATAGAGCTAAAAGATTTTAAAATTTTTCTTGAAACTGCTGAGGCTATTCTTTCAAAATATCAATTTGCCAGACTATACTTGACTATTTTTGGTCTAAGGCGCGGTGAAGTAAATGGAATAACTTCTAGATATGTAAAATTTGTTGGTGATCAGAACATAGCTGAACTCCACGTAGCTATTACCCGAACATCTAATGCCCCTAGAAAAGGACCTAAAACAAAAGATAGCGATCGCATAATTAGAATAGATAAAAAAGGTAGCGACTTACTTGAATATGCGATTCAAGAGGCAACTAATATAAAAAAAGATTTTGGGGAAATTCTCCACCAAGATGATTATATTTTTTTAAATCCACTAACTGGAAAACCATACTCTGCTAATCATTTAAACAGATTGTTTGAAATAGTTAGTGATAAAGCAAATATAAAGATTCACCCTCACATGATGAGGCATAATTTCGCCACTCAAGCAGCACTAGCCGGCGCAACTTTAACCGATACAGCTAATTACTTGGGTCATTCAAATACTGGCCAAACAGAACACTATATTCAACGCACCAACGAGGGGACTAATAACGTCATAAACCTTGTAGAAACAAGACTATCGGAGGGATAA